GGAAGAAGCTGTTGACAACGACCTCATGAAAGAATCTGATGCTCGTTCTCCGATAATGTCTCCAAGGAGAACTTCTAGTGTTACATTTGGAGGCGGTAAACGTAAATAATTAACAAGGATAAATTATGGCAAACCAAGATAAACCCTTTGGTTTTAAGTTAGTAGGAAATATGGCAGGAGATAACTCTGGTAGAGTTAACGAATACAATATTGAATCTGGCTCAACCCAAGGAATCTTCTCAGGCGACCCAGTAAAAATGTTAACAGGCGGTTTTATCGACGTAGCCGATGCCGCAGGTGATACAAAAATACTAGGTATCTTTAGAGGATGTAAATTCGTAAACGCAAGTAGCAAAGAAGTAGAATTCTCTGCTCATTTCCCTGCTGCCCAAACAGCAACAGGAGATATTGTAGCTTTTGTTGAAGATAATCCCTTCAACTTATATGAAGTTCAGTGTACAGGTTCTTTAGCTAGAACTGACATTGGCGCTAATGTTGATATTGGCTATACAGCTGGTTCTACCGTTACAGGTCAATCCGCTGCAGAAGTCGGTTCTTCATCAGGAGCTAGTACAGCTAACTACAGAATCGTTGGTGTTTCTAAAGATAGCGAAAATAATGAACTTGGATCAGCTAACGTAAACGTGATTGTTTTAATTAACGAGCATGCTTATAAGATTGAAGCTGGCATATAATAAGGAGTAATAATGGCTATTAATAGAGCACAATTAGCAAAAGAATTAGAACCTGGCCTTAACGCTTTATTTGGTATGGAATATGCCAGATATGACAATGAGCACGCAGAAATCTATGAAGAAGAATCTTCCGACAGAGCATTCGAAGAAGAAGTCTTAATCGTTGGTTTCGGTAATGCACCAGTCAAGCCAGAAGGTGAAGGTGTCGCATTCGACAACGCAAACGAAGGATTTACTGCAAGGTACGAGCATGAAACTATTGCTCTGGCATTTGCATTAACTGAAGAAGCAGTGGAGGACAATCTATATGATAGACTTGGTTCTCGATACACAAAAGCTTTGGCAAGAAGTATGGCAAATACAAAGCAGATTAAAGCTGCAAGTATTTTAAATAATGCTTTCTCAACTTCTTTCCCTGGTGGTGATGGTCAACCTTTGATCTCTTCATCACACCCACTTTCAGGTGGCGGGACAGGAGCAAACAGAGCTTCTACATTTGCTGACTTGAATGAAACTTCATTAGAAGATTCACTTATCAGAATCTCAACTCAGGTTGATGACAGAGGGCTATCTATAGCTCTGCAAGGAATAAAATTAATCGTTCCACCACAATTACAATTTGTGGCTGACAGATTATTGCAATCTCCAGGTAGAGTAGGTACATCTGACAATGACATTAATGCTATCAGTAATATGGGTATGCTTCCTGAAGGTTATGTGGTAAACCATTACCTCAATGACCCAGACGCATTCTTCCTAAAAACTGATGTGCCTGATGGATTTAAATATTTTGTTAGATCCCCTCTTCAAACATCACTTGAAGGTGATTTTGATACAGGAAATATGAGATACAAAGCTAGAGAGAGATATTCTTTCGGATTCTCAAACTGGAGATGTGTCGACGGTTCACAAGGGGCGTAAGCACTTTCTGAATATCTAGGGGGCTTTGGCCCCCTTTTTTTATGTCTCTATAAAGTTGATCTGTAAAAACACCTAGACTATAATCAAGGTATTAGCATAATGAGGCGCATGATGCGTTCCATTTAAAGAAAAGGAGTTCTTATGTCTAATCCACATTTTCAAAACCAAATTTTATGGGCAGGTAATACTGTCGCTTCGAAGTCTAAAAAAGACTTACCTATGTTTCAACCATATCCGTCAGACCAGACGTATTATGGGTATTTTAATGATTTCATGAACTACGTTGCTAGTGATTGGACCATCACATCAACCGATGGTGGTGGCGACTCTGGCGAAGTAATTCAAATCACCAGTGGGGCTGGTGGGCAACTACTCATCACAACAAACGACGCCGACAACGACTCAGAAGAGTTGCAACTAAAAGGTGAATCATTTTTAATTGATGGTAGTAAAAGAGCATTCTTTTCATGCCGATTCAAGTTAAGTGATGCTACCGAATCAGACGCTTTGATTGGTTTAGCGATAACCGATACTACAGCTATTGATGGTGTATCAGATGGCATCTTTTTCACTAAAGACGATGGCGATACAAATTTAGATTTTGTAGTTGAGAAAGATTCTACAGAAACAGAAACAGCAGCAGTAGCTACTGTAGCAGATGATACTTTTATTACAGCATCATTTTTTGTAGATCCAAATGCAAGCCAAGTATTTTATGCAATCAATAACGCAGAGCCAGTTGGGGTTGTTAACACTAACTTGCCTGATAATGAAGAGCTTACTGTTACCTTAGCTATTCAAGCAGGTGCAGCAGCAGCTAAAAGTTTAGTGGTTGATTACGTAAGTGTGTTGGTAGAGAGATAATGGCAGATACAGTTACATCACAAACAATTCAGGACGGTCAAAGAAAGGCCGTCTTGAAATTTACAAATGTTTCCGATGGTACTGGTGAAAGTGCTGTCGTTAAAGTAGATGTTTCTGCCCTACAAGCTAACGCTGATGGTACAGCATGTTCAGCTGTGACAGTGCAAAGAATATATTGGGCATGTCGTGGTATGGGTGTTAACTTATTTTTCGATGCTACTGCAAACGTCTTAATTACAGGACTGCCTGCAGATAGTACAGGCGACGAATACTATGACAACTTTACAGGCATACCTAATAATGCAGGTAGTGGCAAAACTGGCGATATTGTATTTACAACTGTAGGACACTCATCTGGGGACACATATTCGATCATTTTAGAACTGGTTAAAGAGTACGGCTAAAATTAGGCTAGTTTATGGCTGTTGCAAGAAGAAAGTCAAAAAACCCGCCTAAAACAAAAAAGTATTTTAGACCAACTAAAAAAGGTGCTGGCATGACTGCAGCCGGTATCGCTCGTTACAGGCGTGAAAATCCTGGTAGCAAGCTGAAAAAAGCAGTCACTAAAAAGAAGGGGTTAACTAAAAAGGAAAAGGCTAGGCGTAAATCATTTTGTGCTAGGTCTGCAGGCCAGATGAAAAAATTTCCGAAGGCCGCCAAAAATCCTAACTCAAGATTGAGACAAGCAAGAAAAAGATGGAGGTGCTAGTATGAGTTTTTGGGAAAAAGTAGCTAACTTTTTTAATTTAGTAAAAGTTAGAAATCGTGATGAGGATGGCAGATATGTCGCAGATGACAAATCTACCAGTAAAAACGAAGCATATAAATATGTGCACAAAAGTATGGCCCCAGCGCCAAAAAGAAGAGGTAGACCCGCTAAGAAAAAAGTAGGACGACCAAAAAAAGATAGCTAGGTATGGCTAATAAAAGAATCCCAAGGAAGTCTAGGTCTGGCAAAACTAGACCTGCTTCCAAACATTCTGATCTCTATACAGATGAAAATCCAAAAGATACTGTCGGCATAAAATTTGCAACACCAGAGGATGCTCGCAAGACAGTCAAGAAAGTTTCAAACGTAAGCAAACCTTTTGCTAGAAAAATACAAATATTAACTGTAGGCGAGCAACGTGCTAAGGCTATGGGTAAAAATTTAGTTGCTCGTATATTCAGAGCAGGTAAAGACAAACTGAGGGCAGCACGTGGAAAAAAAACCTAAATACAACAAGTTTTATTACAAACCTTTGCCTGATTACCTTGATATACAAAAAAGCGATATAGAGGGTCTTGGCTTGTTTGCTAAAGATAACATACCAGAAGATACCGACTTGGGTATGTCACATCTAAAAATACCTATATTGTACGGGTTTGTTAGAACCCCCTTGGGTGGGTTTTTTAACCATTCGGAAGATGCAAACTGTTACATACAAGAAGAGTTAGATTGGGATGACTACAGAGTTTTTCACGTCTATACTTTAAGAGATATACAAATTGGTGAAGAGCTAACTTTAAATTATCATATAGACCAGGAGCCATAATGTACGAATACAAGTGCGAAGTTACAAGAGTAGTAGATGGTGATACAATCGACGTTGTCGCTGATCTAGGTTTCTCCATATTACACAAATGCAGGGTACGTCTTTTTGGAATAGATACTCCAGAATCTAGGACTAGAGATTTAGACGAAAAAGTTAGGGGTAAGTTAGCATCTAAGTTTTTATCTGACGCCATACAAAATGGTGAAGATGTAATACTAAGAAGTGAACTAAAAGACTCTAAGGGCAAGTATGGCAGAGTGTTGGGCACAATTATAGTAGACGGTGTAGATGTTAATCAACAGATGGTCGATAAGCATTTAGCGGTAAAATACTACGGCCAAAGCAAAAAAGAAGTAGAGGATGAACATTTAAAAAATCGTGATATACTGATTTCAGAAGGGGTATATAG